CATACGAACCGACAGCCCGTGAATTGGCAGTAACTGTCTTGGGAAATCTATATCGCAGACAAGTCTCCAAAGCATCATTTTCCAACTTCAATATCTGGGCAGCATATCTTCCTTCACTGCCCATTCTAATATTCAAATCACCATACCTTAGACTTGTGGCTCCTCCAGGGATAACTCCATCTTCGTTATCAGCAGCACTCAGTTGACCTAGAATATCCGCTGCTACTTTCTTCGCCTGGGCTACTCGAATATCGTAAGGAGGAGTCTCATAGCCCCAAGTCACAGTCATCTCAACATTCTGAGTGCCAGAGAGGAAAAACGGGTAAGGACGTCCAGTAGTATATTTAACAGTGGAAACAACTTGGACTGGCCTTATTCGCCCATCAGAATAATACTTGTAATCATCAGCATCCTGACTACTATCTGTAATAACCAAATCCGAAACAGAGACGAGAGGAACAAACCCATAGTGGCTCAAATCCAAACAATCCAAACCACTACCATCTACTGCTATGGAAACATCTTCATGATAATCAAAATCGTGGCCAGCCTTCCCATTGACCCACATACGAGCATCGGGAATGTGGAAGCGAATAACTTCATCGCGGTCATCACTGCTAAGCCAACTGCCTAAGGTTGTGTAGGCATCATCAACCGATACGCGCCGAAGCACAGTCAAAACATCACGGACTGTGCAATACCGCTCGTCTGATAGTCCAGAAACAGTGTGGTCAGACGCCTTAGTAATTGCCACGATCCAACACCTTCCCTAGCTCCTCCATAATTAACTCATCTGGTATCTGCTCCAAGCATTGCGCTGGTGGAGCACAAAACTTGTATTGGTGCGAATTGCAAGGTGGGCAGCCACAAAATCTATTACCCTGAATTATAGTACAGTTTGGCTGGTCTACAATCCTCAATTTGTTATCTACATGCCCGTATAGCGCGAGTGTGGGCTTATTAAGAGCATTAGCTAAATGGGTTGGGCCGGTATCTCCAGCCAGAACAGCATCACAGGCATCCATAACGGCTATGAGCATTCCAGTATCAGTCTTGCCAGTCAGATTGACCACACCATCAATGTCCCAAATCGCTTCATGTTGATAATGCAGACATACTGGTGTCATGCCAGCATCCACCATCTGACCCAATATCCCCACCAACTTCTCAGAAGACATCATTCTCATCCAACTTGCCCCCCTGACACTGACAGCAACCAGTGGATGTTTGTCAGGAAGGAGCTTGGCTGCTTCCTCAGCCTCGCCTTGCTGAACAAAGATTGGCATCTTATGGTCATCCAATTTATCAATACCTGCCAAAATCCCAAACAAATCTGGTCTGGGAACCGTGGTTTGCAATGGATGGCTTTCAACAGTGGACTGAGATGGATATGTCCAATCGGCTATATAATCAAAGGGACGATATTCATAAACCTCTTCCAAATTAACTGCCTTTGTCACCGACGGATTATTAAGAAGAATCCTTTTGTTTCGCTCATCACATGCGTAGACAATCTCACAATTAGGCAACATTCGCTTCAAAGTCGAAAGTGTCGGCAACGAAAGCAATATGTCCCCCAATCCTCCATGTCTAATTATCAAGATACGCATAACTGACGATGCTACTTCAGAGTAAGCCGCCGCCATCTCAGCCAGTGTTACCTCTCTAAAACCCCCTCGCTTTTTGAGAACCTTATATATGTGAAGAGGAACCTTGTAGAGCTTCCCCTTTTCATACTTCTTATAATACTCAAAGTTCGTTGCGGGGTCATCAAAGCGAACCCTGGCCTGAGTTCCTTCACAATCACAGAGAACTACCTTATCCCCAAGTGGTTCCTTTTCCCTAAGTATGCAGCTATCATTGGACAGAAGATACGCCAAATCCGATGGATTCGTTACTTCCGTCCATTCTCCTGCTGTAAATGTATAGTTCCGAGATACTTGATTACCGGCAGCTATATGATAGGATCTAGACCCAAAGGGGGTGAGAAAAACACTCATCAACCCACCCCCTAGTCATCTTTCCCTTTTATCATTCCGCTAGACCCTACAGTCTCGGTCGTCACGCCCACAGGCTTGTCCTTGCCAATATCAACAGCTATACCATCCCCGGATGGATTCTCCTTCGTTCCCAACTGGCCGCTCTCAATCAATTCCTTAAGCTGAGCTAACACAGTAGGATCGGTTATATCCAAGGGCTTGTCAGTATCAGGCCGCCCAGTCTTAAACATCTCAGTGTCACCGGGACGGCCAGGTATATTACACCTGACCTTCTGAAATGCCTCGAAGTCCTCATCAGTATCCACGCGCTGAGCAACACCTATCTCAAAGGTGTAACTCCGACCCGCGTCTACCGTAGACGGAATTGTCAGAGTCCTTGGATGGAAATCCGTCGCTGGGATGTAGAGCCATCCACCTGTCTGATTTTCATTTGCCATTTTTATCTCCTTTTTAATTATGTTGTCGACCCATTTGTTGTTGCCTTGATTCCCGTTTCTTCGTGGACATTCCACTCCACGAGCGTTAATTTCCGAGGGCACCTCGGTATATTATCTATCAACCAAGTTAGTACGCAGCCATTAGACTTGGATCAACTTCAGGGCGGATATTCCGTCCTACCACTACCGCATCGATGCGACGATAGTTTACATCAAACTCGCCCCACCAAGAGTAGTATTGGACTTTACCATCAGTCTGGCGCAGACCAAGATGGAACCTCATCTCAGGACCATAACCAACTACCATATTGCCTCGCTCAACCAATAGAATAAATGTGAATTCCTCAGCCGAATCAGACTGGCTAAGTACACCAGGCTTATCAATTGGAATTGCGGGCACAGGAGTAATTGGCACACCAGCAAAGGACAAATCGCCTTCCTGAGTCATCGACAAATCACCAAGACTTGTGGTGCGCCTTGACAGGTAGTCCCGATACTCAATGGCCACCAGATCGCTGACATAAAAGCGGAAGTCGCTCTTGCGAGCAGGATCTGCCCGCCACTTAGCTGGTAGGGCCTTCCACATATCCTTGAAGATTTTTGGATTAACATAGCCCCCAGCATGATCAACGACATGACCAGAACTAGCCAAAGTAGCCCAGCCATCAATAGTAGTCAGGCTACCAGTGGCATAACCATCGGGGGTAGTTCCACCAATTTCAGAATTGATGGCATTGTTCTCAATCTCGTTAGCCAGCGTCTTACGGACTGCGGCATCAATATCATCGGCCAATTGACCTCGCGCAATATTATAGCGAGGCAGATGAGTGTTCTCAAATTCATACAGAACATCAGCCGTCTTGGGATTAAGAGTCCGCCCACCAAATACAGGCGTTACTTGGTCATCATCAGATACTTCTTCGGTGTAACCTAGCCCCATTGCCATTCGTCCTGCCGGAATGTCAAGGTTAGCTAAATCAAGGCTAGGTGCCTCCAAAGTCAAATGGGTGGCGTCCTTCAGCATAACTGAGGTATCGACAGTCAAGTCAATAAACTCTCGAAGCTGCTCCCCATGGAGAATAAGCATCTCCGTATTAGCCGTTTCACTAGTAACTGCCTTGTTAATATACTCTCGAGCTGTTTGTATTTGTGCGCCCATTTTGTGGACCTCCTTCCTTTCCTAACTTATCGCGTCGCCGACTTTATGTGATTTGCTATTATGTGTGATACATCTGTGGAGCCTCCATTGTTCCCCGAATCGCTGCTTTGGGGAACCTGGGCAGAAACTCCACTGGCCTTGGCAAGAGATGCAACAGTTTCAGACAAAGCTCCTATTTGCTCCTCTTGCTTTGACTGAGCTGCCTTATTTTCAGACAACTGCTTAAAGATGACTTTGAGGTTCTCGTCAATCCGCTCAATCACATCATCAGATGGCTCCTCTGTTTCAGTCTGCTCGTCCTTCACATCCTCAGACTTCTCAACAGATTCCTCGTTCTCATTTTCGTCCTTGCCCTTTTCAACAGACCCCTCGTCGGTCTCCTCAGCATCGTCCTCGGACTTCTCTATGCTATCGAGCCTCTCAGCCAACGAGTCAATCTTTTCAACCAGAGCTGAAAGAATTTCAGTCACTTTTGACTCGTCCTCAGTCTTCTCAACCTTGTTTCCCTCCTCAGCATTAGCACGCTCAACATTCTCGTCTACATGCTCATCCTTAGGAGTTCCCCCAAAAAGACTTGTCAGACTTGCCCACACAGCCTGACCGAGATTTTGTTGGGCCTTCTTAATCGAGTCTTCCATTGCTGGTACACCTCCTTCCAGTATTTCGCATTCAGTTTTACTCACACAATGTTTCTGATACAAACTTTGCGCCTTCTTCTTCAAACTTTCCCTCTTAGAATCGCTAATTGTCTCCACCACACCCTTAATCTGGTTGGCACGGGCTGCTGCATTTCTTAAATGAGCACAATCATAGTTGCCCTCGCTATTCTTAACGGGCAAATGCCTTGCATTTCGCGGCACAGTCTTCCCATCCTCATCCTTCTTGCCTGTATTCTCAACATACAGGAAGGCGGAATCTGGAAGATCATTTACATACGCAGTAGTCCATACAGCCTTCTCCAATTCCTCTGGGGTAAATTCTGCTACTGACTTACCAATCAAATCGTAATAAATAGTTATCTTCTCTACATCTGACAACTCATCAAACTTGGCCTTCTCTGTTTCTTTCGTCGTTGGCACAGTTTCTTCACCTTCCTTCCAAATCATTCTACCACCACAATTCTCACAGTAGTATTCATACTCTCCCACCTTACTTCTGCTCACTTTCATCTCACTTCCACACTCAGGACAAACAAGAACACCAGACCACCTAATCTCAGATTCGGCGGCCTTCGCCTTCCCCGCCTTTGGTCTAGTCATCTTAGCCCCACACTTAGGACATTCCATCTCATAACAAGGTTTACCAGTCTCATGTTCCTCTTCATAGCCACACTCAGGGCAAACACAAACATCACCAGGACCAAGCCCTTGTCCCCCAGGCTGCCTACCCATCGTCTCCGCAGCCTTGAAAATCATCCCAGTCCAGTCACCCATGCCCTTTTCTACTCCAGATGGGCTAATCCAAGTATCTTGGTTCATCGCTGAGTTTGCCGAACAAAGCAGTACATGCTGCAACTCAACATCATTTATCTCACTTACTGCGCGCCCCGTCTGTGGGTCATAAGTTCGCGTAACTGCCCCCTCTGGCAATCTCCCCGAAATGGAAAGTTTCATTGTCTTTCGCTTTTCAACATCCAACAAATCCTCATAAATCGTTTGAGCAAATGGATGGGATTTCTTCAGTTGTCCCGCAATTCGAAAAACACTAAGATCATCATCACTTATTTCTGGCCGACACCATCCAATCCGCGAAATAACACTAACTTCGCCCTCTTGGTGGCTCCCCGCCGTTACTAACGGAATTAAACCAGTATTCCTCATAGATTGAATTGCGCGTTCAGTAACTCGGTCGCCACTCTCGTCAATTACTGAAGAAGATGCCTGACCTATAAAATTAAGTTGGTCATCTTTATCCACACTGGCTTTTTCAATCGAAGCGACAAATGAAAACTCTCCTGGCATTTTGGTGGCCTCCAGGTTAAACTTTTTCTTAACCATTCTGTGGGCAGTGGCAATCGCGATACCTTCGTCCATATCAGGGTTCTCACGCAACATCGCATTTAACACACGAAGAGCATAAGCACGTTGCTCGTAAGTATAATCATCGAACCCAGGTGGCAAATCTTTGACAGAATTATATGGCACCAGGTATCACCACGACCAACAAAAAAGGAGCCAAGGCAATAATCACCTGGCTCCCATATCAGGTCTAGGCTCCCATCAATCAAATATTAGAGGAAGGGCGGCGATGGGAGCGGTATATTTATATAGATATATTGACCGCCCTTATTGCCCTGCTTAGCTAGAGCTGGGCTATCCTCAAGTTTCGCCTATTATACTAAAAACTAAAGATGGCGTCAAGCCGTTGACAAAACTTAATTCCATTTTTACTAAAATCTTACATAATACAGACGATTAGATTGCCCAAAATGTTCCATTATCTAAAGCATCTCCAGTTCTTCGTCATCCCCATCTTTCTCTGCCTCTGGTACAAATTTTGTCATCTTCTTCAGTCCCAAGTCCTCTAATATCAAAGCCATGTCTCGCTGCTGTTCTGGTTGTAATTGTCCCACAGCCATCGCGTTGAATAAAGCCTTGCCTTTGTTTGGCAATTGGAAGATTGGCGCAGAGCTAGGAGGCGTCTGTAACTGGCTGGACACATTGGGAGATGGTTTTCCTTCCCCATCCTCATCGCCCTCAGGCATCACGCCGACATTCATCCTAACCACCTCTTCCACCAAACTAACGGGAAGAAAGCCTACACCGAGCGAATTAAGCAATGGTTCGTCCCCACCTTTAACAGGAGGACGGCCATAAAATCTACGAACCTCGTTAATACTAATTACACCCCTACCCATAAGAATCGAAAGTATTTCAGCTCGTTCCAGCTCGGAGATAAGCTCAGGCACCGCAAGGTCCAGCACCACATCCTTAATTCCAAGGTCCTCTCTAAAGATATAATTGAACCTAGCCTCTATTCGCCGCTGTTCTGGTCGCACCACATTAGATAGGAACCGCCAATTGGCTTCCTGGCTTACTGCCCTATTCAAGCCTACAAGAGATGCAATAATGCTGGGAGGCACACGGTGCGCTCGCATTATTCTCTCATCACAGAGAACACGAAAATCATTAAACCCTGATTCATTGAGCTGAGAAACAGAAAGATCCCACCTGTCAATCTCCACATCAGTACCAGGGACTTCTATCATCAAAACCTGGTTCAAAGCATCAATCTGATTCTGCTCGTTCATCCACTGTTGAATTGATTCTACTACCTTATCAGACAACTCACCTCCACGAACAATAATAGCCAAACGGGGCACAGTTGCATTCTCAAAATAATTGGCGTTAAACTGAGCAGCATACCTTGCACCGAATAAATCATAAGCAGCAGAAAGGGTGTCTGGCTCCCCATATACCGTATCCTTTGCAGAATCCTTCTTCATACAAAGCAACTCATTGACTTTTTCGGCAGCCTCATCACCTTCATCTTCAATCGCCCTTCCAAAAAACTGCTTATCAATACCAGCAGAGGCCGTACCCCAAGCAACTGGCACATCTATTAAACAATCATTTCCTCTTCCGCTGCCCAAAACTTGCTTCAACCTTCGTACCTTTACCGACCTTGCCCTACTGTTATTGTCTGCGGTGTACTTTGCAAAGAATTTCCGTTTGCCTCCACGAATCTGTAAATAACCCGAACCATCCTTCAAATGACGAATAGTAACAGCCTTACAGGGGTACATTCCATTTATATCATCGTTAGCATCTCGTGAAAATTCAATAAATCCTTGCCCTATTGTCTCTACATCTCGCCACATGGAAGCAAGCATATCGGGAAACGGATAATCTGGCATCCCCAAAGACAAAAATGCCTCTGCTTTCTCCAATTGGCTCTGAACCTCCTTGGGGTCTACATCAGACGCATCGGTTCCATACAAATCCCCCATCGGGGCGAGGGATTGGTCCAACACAGCAAGCTCCCAACGAGGCCGAATCTTATATCCCTGTTGACAGATATTCACAACCTTCGCCTCGATACAAGCGTGGATAGTAGGCTCATCAGCAAGAGAAACGTAAGTGTTCGGATCCACTGGGGGGACAGCTACCGCCCCAAATTTATCATAGGCTTTAACAGCCCTCCGCTGGCCTTCCCCAATCTGGGCTGATCCACCAGCCATGCCCTCGGCCTTGGCTACCATACTTATTGCCTGACCACGAGGCACATCGGCGGAGAACTTGTAGATATTAGCCTGGACCTCACCGTGCTTGGATTCTATTCGTTCACTACGAAAGTCCTCTATTTCTTCTGACATAGCTAATCACATCCTCTGTGTCTTTTGGCATATTTACTCGCTGGATGTCCTGGGTCTTGCTTCGGACCTTTACCTGCACCTATCTCAACTGATTTATTATCATCAGCCGCTAGCATTCCACTCTCAATAATCTCCTTGATCTGCTTTAGAACAGAAGGATCTGTCAAATCGAATCCCTGAGATTTCTTTCGTAGTGAAGATCCAACCGACATACCCGCCACTGTAACGCCAGACCTCCCAGCTTCATCTTCTATATCAATGTTGTGCCTTCCTAACTCTCTTGGCGATCTTCCTTTTATTATCCTAACCCGACTCACTCCTGAGGGAACGCGCAGTTCATCCAAAGCGTGGGCCGCCGCT